CTCACTGTCTACAATTTCATCGTCTATAATCTCATAATACATATCTCTAGTGTATACACTGAAAATTCTCTGATTTTCTTCGGTTTCAATATATTTTACTCCCATTAAAGGCTTCTTACCAAATCCGTTATTGTATACCACAAAAGCATATCTGGGGTCAAGGGTATCAATTTCGAACGGGCTATCGTCGGGGTCTACCCCTGCCAACTCGTCAGGAAGTACCATCCTATACGATGTTCCGCAGATATAAAACCATTCGGCTAACTCTTTGTCCCTAGCAGCTTTATCTTCCGCAAACATATATTCGTTCAATTGAGTGATTTTTTCAGATATTTCCTCACTCTCACCCCGTCTAACGTATTGGATGGGTTCACCAAACACATAACCTTTCTTGAAGTCTACTATCTCGATGGCGTGATTTTCGACGATTTTGTTATTTATCTCAGGTCTAACCTGCTTGACACGTTGAAGAATAGGCTGGTTACCACGGTAATAATGATAGAGGTAATCTATCTCACTACTGTTGGTGAGATGAATGCTCATCGCCTTTTTCAAAACCTCTACTACGTTCTCTCTTGTTATTTCGCTCTCAGACGAATAAATAACTTTTCTACCGAAGAACTGTCTACTCCCTATGAATGTATTATTTATTCCAGCACTCGTTGTAATCACCCCTCTCAATTATTGGTATATTATATCGTTCGCAGTAACGTTTCTCAATCATACAACCTCTACTCATACTCTTACTTCCAAAAGTCCACATTTCGTCGCACATATCTAAGAGGGTTAAGCAATACTCCATCCCTTTGTCATAATCCACCGAGCCGTATAGGTAACCGAACGTATGAATCGGGGACATGAAACAAATATTAGGATAAACATCGACAAACAATTCAATGAGTCTTGCTACCTTCTCGGCGTTCTCTTTTTTACCCCCAAACTCATGACAAACGTATACAACTTTATCAATCAAACCACTTCATCCTTTCCCCTAAATCGGCATCCATAGCTTTTCTCGTTCCACATAAGTAGATTATTGGCGACTTCTTACTAACTGGATGATATTCCCCAATTTCACCATAACCACCGTAATCCAGGGCTGCTGCGGTGTTGACGTATAAGGTATCATTGACGTTTATTTTGTCATTTCTTAAATCCGGCACATTCATTACCCCGGGTATAATCGCTCCTAGATGGGAATGTGAATGAATATAAAGATCAGCAGTAACGATGTTTGACATCTCCATTAGAGCGTTCACCTTGCTACCAGCTTTTCTACCGCTCCTTGCTCCGTGGGTCATATAAATCGTGTAGCATATTTGGCGCACCCTACCACTGCCGTTGCTTTCTCGTACCTTGTTTCCGACTTGCCCGGCTCGGAGGATGATATACAACCCACTCGGCGAATATCTATCCTCTATTCCTAACTCTCTAGCAAACCGTTTTGTTACCTGTATACCTGTATCTTTGGATATTCGTCGTTCGTGGTTTCCTTCGTTTATGCCTAAAATCTTATCTCGTATCGGATAATACCGTTCTATACAGCGATCCAGTTGTTCATCGGGGCTATACTTATCGGCGTACACGTCACTTTTAGAGTTTTTAGTCGCCATGTTCATAAGGTCACCGTTTAATAAAGCGAAAGCGTTCGGGGTCTCCTTAATGAACTTAACTCTATCCTCAACATACTTCTCATCAGCGAAAGCGTCTGAGTCATGAGAATCTGCTATCGGGACCAAAATAATTTCCTCAAATTCACGACTTAATCTTATTGAAAATACTTTCAATTATCACAGCTCCCTTAAAAATAAGACAAGCGTAATCTCTCCGGTGTCTATTGCACCCAAGCGATTACGCTCTAATTTTTAAAAAACAGCTATCGGATGGTTAAGGAACCATTTCTGCCCTCGATAAATTTATATACTTTTCTACATATACACTATACCACAATATATAGTATGTGTCAAGTGGTAAATATACTACACATAGTTAAAATGGTCGTTGGAACACTTCCACTTTCGCCCCGTCTAACGATTGAGCATATTCGGCTAACATAGCCATCCCGTCTGGCACGTCGTCGTGTTTATTTTTACCTGCCATTGTCCACATACATAAGAGGTTTATCATCCTGCCATAATCACTTGATTTTTGATAGCAGCTCGAATGTTTGAATAAACAATGCTCTTTTACCCACGGGGAATTAACTATGATCTTAGTTTCTTTGTTCTGAGTGGTGTATTTCGTAGTAATGTGGGTTATCCCGTTTTTGCTTTTTACTTCTTCTTGCACCTTTTCTGCTATTCTCCCGCCCGCTGAATTGCTCTCAAATCTACACATTTGAACCTCGTGCCTCAAAAGAATATCTACAAGTCGAGCGTCTACTATATCAGGGTTACCGTTATCACATATACAATCCTCGATATAATAATCTTGCCCATACACATAAGCTACAGGTAAGAAAGCGTAATCTTTACCTTTGTCTTTAGTATCACACACAGCTATAATTGCATCGGGTTCTTCTTTAGGTAACTCGAAGTATCTTCTCAAATCATCTTCATGGTATAGCAACCCTTCACGTTCAATGGGTTCGTTCATGAACAAACATCTCCAAGAAACATCATCTAAGCTTTCTCTCATGTCCCAAAAGTATTTTGTATCAAACCCTACCCCATAATCGTAATCAAAATTACTTTCGTCATTCTCATTGAGCGCCGGAAACGATAAGAACCTAGCTCTTGGGTCACCTTCGTACTGTCTTTCTAACCTACCAATAACATCATGTACCGACCAGCGGGTTGCAATATGGATTTCTTTACAATCCAACTTCTTTCTTGATTTCAAATCGTTGGTGTATTTCTCCCATAATTTATCCAACCTATCTTTTGACATGGCTTCCTCAATACCACTGACCAAGTCGTCAGCGTATAAATACTTTTCACAGCGGGTAGCACCGGTGAGCGACCCATCGATTGAACGGCAGGTTAGCGTTTTGAATCGTTTCCGTTTATCTAAATCGACAGTTCCTTCTTTTGAGTTGGTTCCGGCTATTCTAATTCCCGGAAAAACATCAGCCCATAAATATTCGGGATCGGTGATGGTGGAGAGAACCCCATCATAGAAACTATTAGTGAGCATACCTGAATGAGCAGAAGCTAGATTACATGATCCCGGATACTTCCCCATAACCCAAGTGAGGAAGAATATTCCGAGTGTAGTGTTATGAGTAATTATAAAATCATCGGTAATGTACAAATGTGACGGATCGTCTATCATAATACATTGACACTCTTCTTTTCCCACATATTCTATCGATGTTATAAATCGTTTAATGACCTCTCTCTTTGGCTTATAATTTTCATTCTTTCGACGAAGATGGAATGGCTTAGGATCCACAGAAGCGAACTGAATATGAAGAACATTTGCAGGATCACAGTTTATTCTTTTACCGTTCTTGTAATAACTTGTTTGTTTTATTTTAGTTTTAACAAATCCACCCAACGATTGAACTAAAAATTTCACACCTTCAGCTAATTCATCAGACACTGTAGTATATTCCACATAATGTCCTCCCGCATAACCATCAGTGTCCAATAAACCCCTCAAAAGTTCTCTCCTATCCTCAATATCCGACAATAAATAGTCAATTGGGATAAACTTCTCTTTACTTGTCAACCCAAACAAACCATAATATTCAAGCGCCTGTTGAGTTTTCGTCTTAACCATCCAGCCCCGCTCATCTCTCACACTAACGTCACTCTTTTTAATTCGATAACTATATTCTTTATTGCCCTCCAACACATCCCCTTTTGGTAATAATCTTTCAACATGAGTTATTAACGATTCATCTTTTGATGTTATGCTTAAATTACCACTAGAGATCGAACCGTCTCCTAATATAACTCCTAAAACATAAGGATGTATTCGCAACTTTCGTTTTTTAAAACAAACAGGTTTCACATAGTCTATAGAATAATTACAACGGGATTGATTTTCCACTTTTGTATTTTCCATCATGTCTTTTAGTTCAACGATTCTATACCGCCCGTTTTCACCATATCTTTTTTTATTACGATCATCTCGTGTTTGCACTTTCCATAGATGTTCATCGCTACATTCAGTAAATGACCCATCATCAAAAGTAACTTTATATACGTCTCTTTTCCCTTGAGGAAATATCCCAACAACCTTCGCAATATTACCTTCTCCTGATATAATATCATCACCGATACTTAAAGAACCCATTTTGACGAACCCTTTGGGGGTAAGAACTTTAGAATATAGAGGTTGAGCCTTACCAACCCCAGGAGGCGTTGAGATTGTAAGTAAATCCAATTTGTCATCTTCTAAATCCTGTAGGGCTTGAACAATCGGGAATATCTGTTTTCGTCTGGGCAGGTAAAACCTCTTTTCAGGCTCTCTATCATATTCTATATATTGCATATATGCGTCAAAATCCACCTTAGCGTCAAAGAGTAGACAACGCTTATTAAGAAAATAGAACTTCTCACGGGTACTCAAATCATTTTTAGCATTTCGTACTTGTTTAGGAATCAGATTGCGTAAATATTTATTGATGGAGCGAGCTAGTTTTGAATCGTCTTGTTCCACTATTCTAGCCATTTCAAACAAATCGGATA